TTATTCCAAAGCAGCACTCATAAGTTTTAAGTATTGCCCATCTTGAACCGTAATATATTTTTCACCTTCAAAGTTATCATTAGTAACTATACTTTCTAATCCACCTCTTGAATCTGTTGAAACTTCTATGTAACCCATGCCTTCTGCAGCAACTTTATATTCTCCAGGCTCCAAGTCTAACCCTATTTTATACATTTCTTGCTTTTCCAACGTAGGAACATTATTAAGTTCATATAGTTTGCAACTCTGTAACTTTAAATATTCTCCATCTTTCACAGTAATGTATCTATTAACAAAGAAATTATCATTTGTAAGTATACTCTCAAAAGTTCCTTTAGAATCTTTAGTCGTTTCATAGTAGGCCATTCCATCTGCTACTAACATGTACTCCCCAGCAGGCAGTTCGGTTCCTATTTTATACATACCACTATCTAATAAATAACTCGCCTTTTGTACTTCAGCTTCAGGTTCTTTCTCTGTCTCGGTCTCTTCTTCGACTTCTATAGCAGCACTTCCTACACTCGGCTCTTTAGCTATTTCCTCCGTCCCTTCTTCGCCATCTCCTAAAAGTGCTCCTATAATTACTAGCGCAACAATGCCTATTACTAAAAATTTCAATACTTTTTTCACCATCATCACTCCTCTCATCACTATATATTCTATTATTTACCATAAATGTACAATATCCTTCAATAATCACTCGACAAAATGTTACAAAAAGTAAAAACAGGCTGGAACTTAATCCAACCCGATACTTTGAGTAATTAATTTATTATAATCCATAGTTAGTTATAATCAACTCTTTATAATTCTTCCGCCCTTCAATATTTCTGCTTACTGAATAATTCACTTCAGTACTTTTCATATTAAAACCCTTATACCACTCCCTCACCTCAGGATGGTCATTTATAGTTACAAGAAACTTTCCTTCTATATTTTTGAGTAATTCAACCAGGTGCAGGTGATCTTCTTTATAGAACTTATCTTTATACTGAGTCAGTTCATAATAAGGAGGATCACAAAAGAAAAAAGTCTCTTTCCTATCGTACTTATTTATCAATTGATCAAAGGAGAGGTTCTCAACATAACAATGCTTTAGTCTTCCTCTTACTTCCTGGATAAAATCTGTATTAAAAATTGCCTTATTAGGATCCTTGTTCGTTCCATATCCAAAGTGATCACCTTTACTAGCAAAGCTGTATTTAATTAGATAAAAAAATCTCACTGCTCTTTGAATATCGGTCATGTATTTAGATGGACTCTCATGGTATTCTTCAAATATTTCTCTACTTACAACGTCCTTCTCAATCCAAGATTTGAATTCCTCTGCATGATACTTCAATATCCTAAAGAAGTTCACCAATTCACTATTAATATCATTGTATACCTCTACCTTTGAAGATTCCTTTCCAAACAGGACCCAAGCAGCTCCACCAAAGATCTCTACATAACATGTATGCTCTGGTATTAATTCAATGATTTGTTTCCTGAGACGATATTTACCGCCCATCCATGATAACGGACTTTTTAACATTTCCATCACTCCTTAAAGTATATTTTTAAGTGATGAAAGATACAGCTGATAGTTGAATTATGATATCTTACCTCATTTTATTAGCATAAAATAGGTTCTTAACTCTTTTTTCTGTGGCTAAATAATCTGCAATATTGATATCCCCCCTTTTATTTGCATAATCTAAAATTGCTCGATCTAATTCCTTACTATTTTTGAATAATACAATACTTCGATCTTTACTTGCTTCTTTATATGTATCTACAATTTCAAACCCTCTAGCTGCCAAGTATGTGATTAAATCTTTATCGGTTAATTTAATGTTAGCCTTCATCATGCTCCTTACACTCCTACATTTGTATTTTCTATACTATGACTTCCCTTTGATTTTGGAATAGTAGCTGCTAATATATTTTCCTTTTCAAAAGTTCTCATCGCCTTTTCTTAGAATATTTTGGTATCATTATATCAGAACGTACGTTCGGAGTAAAGAGCAAAAAAAAAAGGTGGAAATTAATCCACCCTTTCTGCATTCTTCTGCAACATCCTCCAAACCTCTTCTCTGGTAGCTGGATCCTTGGGCCGACTACCATCAGAAATATCATTCTCTATGGCCCATGCTCTAGCATCAATAGCCCATTGTGGTGAATCTTCATTTTCGTTCTCAGTTAGTTCCTGGTACTCAACACCTAAATAACTACATATTCCTTTCGCTATTCCTCTGGCACATTTCCATTGATACGCTTCATCCAACATCAAACTAGCTTCTTCCAAGTTATCCATGAACCCACATTCACAAAGCACAGCTGGAATAGCAGTTTCTCGTAAAACTTGAAAGTTGGCTGACTTCACTCCTCTATCCCTCAACCCTGTCTCTTGAATCAACTCTCTTTGTATTTCCTGAGCTAAGCTTTGCCCATTGCTTGAATTGGGATAGTGATAGGTTTCAATTCCCCCATGGGTACCCCATGTACCTTGAAAGGCGTTGTAGTGAATCGACACGAAAATATCGGCTCCTGCCTCATTGGCTCGAGTTGTTCTTGTTCCTAGTGGGGTATCCTCTTCTGTATCGCTGACATAGACTATGTCAAATCCATTGTGTATTAACAGCTCTCCTAGCTTCTTTGCTGTGGGAAAGTTGAACTGCCATTCTCGTATCTGTGTTCCATCAGGAAGTATTGGTGTTCTCTTTCCAGGAGTATTCAATCCATGACCATTGTCAATTACTATTTTCATCGTATCTTCACCTCATCATTCTTCTTTTCTAAAATATCAATAGCATGAGTAATAATAGGAGGTAGTGGTACCCCCATCAAACCAGTGTTCTCTACAATGCTAACTAATTCATTTAAACAAAACCCTACTATAGCTGTATTTCTAACCAATTCTCCTGTCCCTATTAATATGTCTAGTCTAGTGGCAACCAGTACAATCAGTAACACCTGTCCCTTTCTCAGTAATCCCTTTAATCCTGCTTTACTCTCCAGTGCTCCTTTTTCAGTTTTAGGAGAACTCTTGAATACGGCAGCAACAGTCCATCCACTTATAAAGTCAACAGCCATCATGATCATTAGTGTCAGCAATGCCGTATCCCACCCTCCTAAAATATATGATAGTGTTCCTCCTATGGTTGCCAACGTTGCTTTAATAATATTTCCTATGTTATTTATAGACATATTCATTACTCCTTTCACTTATTGGTTTTTTACATAAAAATAACACCTACTCGGTGTCTAATATCTGGTTCTTTTCTTCTTCTGTAATCATTGCTCTTTCAAATGCTCTTTGAATCTGTGACTCCTTGGCCCATCCTAATTTGTAGGCTGATTTCCAAAAGTTATAATCCATAAACACGCCCTCCTATTCTTTTAATGATAGTTCCACCAACATTTGCCCCATTAAATCTAGTTTATCTTCTAGGTCCTCAATTTTCAAAGATTGGGATACTAGCATTTGACCCATTAGTTGTTGTGGATCTGGTTCTTGGGATTTCCTCACGATAATTTTGTTTCCTATCTTCTCAATTATTGGTTTACTCAATTAAAAGCACCCCATTTCTAAGATTTTCATTAATAGTCTGAATTGTGACTTGCTCCCCTGTTGTGTTTTCAAATTCAAATGTGATTATTCCACTTGTCATCTGTTCAGTTAAAGTTGTTCCTCCAATGTCAATCAAGATTTCACCCTCGTATTCTGTTTGAAACTCATTTAAATAATTGTAGGCTTTTATAATAATGAGATTATTTTCATTCTCTAAAGTTAGATAGTCTAATTCCGTAAAACCTGTAGCTTCTCCTCTGTATATTTTACCGAGTAACGTTTCGTCATACTCGTCTGTTTTTATCATATTAGGATACTCCACGGTATCCTTAAGTACCGATACGCCGACACATATATTGTTTTTATTTAATTCTGCATAATATTTCATTTTATATTCCTCCTATTCAAATTCTACTATTTGCCATGCAAACACTTTATCCCTCAACCAATTTCCTCCAAACAATTCTATCCTTAAATTTGTTGTTGAGGTTAAAGTCATGTTAGCTTTTAAAAAATTTGCAGAAGAAGGTCCACCAACACCCATCATCATAGTGGCAGGTACTACAAATGACTTGATAAGAACTACTGGTGAAATTGTGATATTTATTATGTGTGGGTCATTGTCGATCGTCGGCGTACTAGCAATTCCTCTTTGAACCTTAATTCCTCCGCTACTATTTAAAACCAGTGACCTTAATTCCTTCAATTTAGCATGAACACTTCCACTTGCACTAGATGAGTCAGAATTACTACCTACATTATTACTAACAGTGTTTACACTTGGTTGACTTGCTCTACTTGAAATTGAAGCGTCAATTCTATCTCTATGTGTGGTTGTTGCGCCCCAGTTTGCTTGACGTGAAGAGACTGCTGCATCCAAGCGGTTTGCCATTGTTTGAGTAAATACACCTGCTTGTCTGCTTGATACATCTGCATCAAGTTTGGCATTCAGTATTGCAAGAACTTCGTCAATCGTGAATTTCGCTTGATCTAATGTTGGCTTATCTGCCAATGGTAGAAATTGAGCCATTATACAACCACCTCCTCATAAATAAAACCGAATTGCCCACCCTGTTGACCTAATCCCCATCGATAAACCTTGCCATCACTTCCAATGAATTTGTGAGGCATGGCTGCAGCTTTATGAGCATCAATAGCTGTTTTGCTTTCAGCTGCGTCACCAATTCCTTCATCAATCTTATCCCAATTCTCATTCAACATTGTCTCAATATTAAAAGTATCGTCTCCATCTTGAACTGGATCCTTTTTGTATAAATCTAAATTAGGTGTATTACTGGCCATTAACTACCACCTCCTGCAAATTTGTTAAGTTTTGTTTGTTGGAGTTCATTCAACGTCATGACTCCATGAATATCTTTAATTAACAGATAAGCAAATGTATAAGCTAAAGCTAAATGGGCTGGTTTAATCTCTTCTAGCGAATTTTCTAAATCGCTTAGGTTCCGAGGAATCCCCAAAACTCCATTGAATTTTATATTTATATTCCCATTAAATAGCACATCAACTTCTCCATTGGTATAGGCATCTGCTACCACTTTAATAAGAGCTGCATCAACTTTCCCTGTGCCCCTCTCCTTGGACTTAATCACGGATCTTCTCTCTGATAATGGTTTCGATAAATCAATTTTTATCTTTAGCTCTTTTTCATAGATAGCTAATCCCCATGTTGCAGTATCGATATCTAATTGCTTTCTTATGTCCTTAATATCTGCTTCAACATACTCAAATTGATGTTCTTCAGCATCGAATATCTCATTATAGATCTTCGATTTTCGCATAAATAAGGGGAGATAGGTAATCATTTGATTACTCATTGATTACCACACTCCCTAATATTGCTACCTCTTCATTTCCTATTGAAATATTACTACTCCCATCATTAATTACTAAGTCACTATAATCCTCAATTCCTTCTGATTGTAATATCAAACTCCCAACAATCCCATAACTTACATAGTTCTCTACAAAGGCTATTTCTTTAAGATAATTATTGATGTTTTTCTCTACACTTTGCTGTCTTTCTAAATCAGATACAGAAGGATCCTTAATAGCTGTAAATGAAATATTAATTTCTTTACCAATAGCACTACTTATTGTGCAATATGCGCCTATTGGCGCCTCTCCTTCACCTAAACCTGTCATACCTGGATCAATGTACTCTTGTACCATTTCGATTAACTCCAGACTTGCGGGTTGCTTTTCAGCATCAATTAAAATTACCTTTACAGTATTATCGCCATTCCACAAAGAGAAAACTTTTGCATCGCCCACACCAGGAACCTCTTTTGCCCAATTTTTATAATGAGCCTTATTCCCACTTGTGGCTGGTGTTTGTCTTCTCTCATAATATCTTTGAAGAAGTGCTTGGTCTGTTTCAGCTTCAAAACCACCTGTTGTTGCCTCAGTATTTACCACTTCATTGATTCCTGAAATGGTCACAGGCATGAATTTAATTTGATTAGCTGGCACATTTCCAACACCTCCAGCAACAGCACATTTTATGTTCACGTATCCTTCACCATTAATTATTACCCCTTGAACAGCTTCAAACTGTATACCACCTTCCGTTTCAAATAGATTGCCTGCATTAACGCTACCATTACCCTTTGCTAACACCCTCCCGATAGAATAGGTAGCCTTTTTTCGTCCAATACCTGTCCTTTGATATACAAATCTTTCTAGTTCTTCACCTTTTAAATTTTCAATATCCAATTTATCAATTACGTCATCTAAATCTTTATATACCTCTTCAAGCTTAATTGCAGGGGGCTTAGTGGCATCATAAATAAACTCTCCAGGAGTTTTATCATATTTTTTAGATATCTGGTCTAACATCTCTTCATGTATCTGCTCTTTTGTCTTACCTTCATACATTGTAATTCACCACCTGATCAAATGAATTTCCATTTACTAAAATCACTCTAAAGGATATCTTAAGTATTGATTTTTCTCTTTCTAAGCCCCAATCCACCAAGCGTTCTATCCACGGGTGAGTACCTAGAGCTTCGGATACCTCTCTTTTGACCTCTGACTCAGCAAAACTGATAGGATAGTTATGGCCAATAATTAGATCTTCAACGGTGACACCATACTCCGTGCCTTCATAAACTTTAAATCTAAACTTTTCTGTTCTCAGTGTCTTTTCAATCCATACTTTTAAAGCTTCAATTCCTTCTACTGGCACTAACTTTCCATCCTTAAACACAAATTCACCCTTATTGAAATCAAATAAAAAAGACTTCCCTATTTGAGTAGTCTGTTGTTGATCATCACCATCGATTTCTAAGTTTGCTATTTGTGGCAGCACTATAATCTCACCGCCTTATCTATAATAATATATTTTTGCTCATCGGTACTAGGCAATAGAATTACTTCATCACCAGTTTTTAATGTATCAGTATAGACGATTTCTCCAGCATGGTTTAAATCTTCTAATACTGTGTATTCACTATAGCTCACTGGACTAGGTGGTGTTTTAGTAGTAATCGTTCCGTTACTTTGACCTTGAAATTGCCTTGTATAACCTGATAATACGTGGGCAGCTATAATTAATCTGTTCTTCTCCAATATAATTTTATCTCCCAGTGATACCTTGATATTAGGAGGAGGAGTTATCACCTTTCCTATTTGGGGACCCATGTAAGCCTTATTCTCTCTTTCTTTAAACATTTCAGCTAACTCTTTAATGCCATTCATCTATAACACCCCCAAATCCAATGACATTTTATGTATGCCATTACTAACATTATGAGTACAGGACTTAATTTTGTATTGCCCATTCATTCCTGTGATAGGCTCAGATATGTTTATTATTCTGCCAGCTCTAACACTGTCATTTCCAATGAGTTCTACACTGTTGTCTTCAAATATTTTATTTAAGTCCTTTAAAAGTGTCCTGGCTATATGATTAGCCTGTGATATATCCTTTTCATCCACACTTTGTACTTCTTGTAACAAACCATATTTTTGTATAGATGTACTTTCTTTTGCTGAACCAACAGTTTTTATGCTTTCTCCATTCTCTGATATGATTATAATACTATTCTTCATTTCCTCTATGGATCTTCTCCTGCTTAGATTGCTAATTGCAGTGGTTACATTATAAGATTCAATGTTTTCGGCCAGCTTAAAAGTAGCATTTACAATCAAATCAACTTCATTTTCGATATATAACTTGCCTGCCCTCATCTCTAGCCTATATCTTTGGCCCGTTTCCTGTGTAGCCTGCAGGAGAATATCTTTTATAATATCACTTATTACTTTATCAAAATAAATATGGTTTATGATTGTAGTAATACTTGCTATATTAGCAACTGGTATATTAAGATCATTCAATAGTTGCTCTATAGCTTTAGATGCCTGAATACCATTAAACTGATATACCCCCTTTGACTTGTTAAGATAAAAAGCATAGTCAAAGGCTATATAGTGCCTTGAGAACTCACCATTTATTTCTTCTGTGACGATGATTCCTCTAAAAACTTCATTACCATCATTACTTAATACCACAACATCACCAATATCAATTAAATCCTTGGGGAAATAAATTATATTGTTATATGCAGTGTCAAAATTCAGCTGCACACCTAAAGTACTTTCATGGCTCGTCCAAGTTAAATTTCCCACTAGTGCTGTGATACTCTTCTTCATCCCATTTTGGTTATATACCGAAACCACATGCATCTTAATTCACCCTAACAAATCTAAATTGCCTTAAACCAAGAAAATAACCAATATCTCCAGTTCTATCATAGCCCTGGTTAAAACTATCTATTGTTACCGGTAGATTTACTACCTCTTTCCCATTATTATTTGTTATTACAACACGAATAGGTACTTTTCTTTCTATCCATTGAAACATTAGCTCAACAAACTCGTCACCAGTAAACTCTTTAGATTTAGCATATGGATATTCTTTGTTTGGAAAAAAGGTCTCAATTATAATTGATTTGAGACCTTGATTACCAATTAGATTCAAATCTCCTTGGGATATAGTAGCAAATGTTTCATTGTTGTTGCTAAATTCAACTTGAAAGTCTTCTGGTATTATGGGAAGTTGAATGACTTGTTCTCTATTATTGATACTCAAAAATATATCCACTAGCTCCCTCCTAACTGTTAGCTAACGCCAACTTAACTTTCTTGACTACTGTATTGCCTACATACTCAGCATACTCTTCATTGCCTATTACATTTCCTTGAATATATACTTTTACTTCTATCTTAGAATTATCTCTATTTATTATTTGTTGTGACTTATCAGCTGGAATCACTTGTGACCCATTAGGAAGATTAACAATTTCCCCACCACGCTCATTAATACGAGCCATTCCACCTTTAAAATAAGATGTCCCTAGAGCAAACTCGGGTATTTGGGGTATGTTAATACCAAACGACTTTCCTCCAAACTTAGGAATCCAATCAGGGACATCAAATTTTATAGAATTTACTCCACTGACCACTGTGTTTATTCCATCTATAAAGAAGTTTATAAAACCCTTAAATCCGGACTCTACGCCTCCCCATAGACCACTAAAGAAATCTCCTATAGGAGCGAAACTATCTTTAATTCCTTTGCCTAGTTCAGATGCCTTGTATTTTATGGTATCCCAGTTTTTATAAAGAGCAATCCCTACTGTGATAAGAGCTCCTATTCCAAGTGCTAGCCAACCAATAGGACTCATGTTCATTACTGCATTTAAACCTCCTTGTGCTAAAGCCATTCCATTGGTTACTATAGTGGCAGTCTTAGTCACGGCTGTAGTAGTTATTACGGCTACTTTATATGTTGCGATTGCTCCCGCTACCCCTAATATTAATGGTTCAAATTTAGACCAGTTTTTAGTTACAAAGTTATATAGATCTGTGGCACCGTCAAGAACACCTAATACCCCTTGTGTTATAGCCGGCAGGGCTTCATCCTTAAACCAACTAGCACCTTCGTTTTTAAAAGCATCTACAAATTTATCCTTAATACCTATAATGCCTTGTCCCATATGGTTAAGTACACCTGTTACTTTTTCTAAGGTTCCTGCATTTTCATCTACCACACCTTTAATGTTACTCCAAGCATCTACCCCCCATTTCTTAATGCCTTTCATTTTAGCTGTTACAAAGTCTACTTTGTTACCTACATTATCAAAAGCCATAACTCCTCGGTCTATTGCTCTAACAACTATCGACTGTATGCCTGGTATCTTTTTAGCAAACCAACCTGCAAACTTACCTTGAAGTGGTAATATCCTTCTACCGATCTCTTCTTTATAATCACTCCAAGCATTTGTCATGTTTTGAATTTTACCTTGATCTGTTTCAGCTAAGGCCTTATTAACCCCACCTACATTCATTTCCAGTACCTCTGCTAATGTTGCAGCCTTCTCAGTTTCGGTACCATATTTTAATATTTGCTCCTGTGCTTTAGTAAAGTTAATACCAGCTCTACTTAATGCACCTACTTGACCATTCATAACCTTACCAATCATATTACCTATATTTACTGAATCTTGTTGAGTTGCATTAAGCCCTTTTTGCTGGGCTAGAAGATCATTCATCAATTTGTTATCGCATAGGCTCTTTATCCTATACCTCTTACAGTTTCCTATAAGTTCGGACTATATCATTACCCTCAGCTTTAACTGTTAGAGTAGAACGCGCTCATGGATATTTCAGCATATAAAAAAGACACCCGATAATGTCTTTTTACTTAGCTTACTTTATCTAGTCTCTGCACCTTTCATGAGTTTCCTCAATGACTTGGCTCAGGATCGTCATATTTATATTAATTTCTACTTATGAATTCTTGAAATTGCTCTTTGGTATTATTTCCATATCCATAATTATGGTGGAAAGCCTTATGACATATTTCACATAAAGTGACTCCATTTTTCACATCAAATCTCTTTTCTACACACCAGTTATATCCATCTAGATGATGTGCTACAAGATTTCTTCCTTGATCATCACCACAAGAAACACACTTATACCCATCTTTTCTATAAACTGATTTGCGCCATTTAATATTTTCTTTTAAATCTCTGCGATTTATTCTTTCTTCATCAGTTAAATCTGGATTATAAGCGTGGTGATTTATCCCTCCTACTCTTCTTATATGGCAGTCATAGTTAGGACATCTTCGACCATGAGATGTAAAATTATTTGGAGTTACTTTATATTCCGTTCCACAAAGATTATGTTTTAACCTTATATGTGTATGTGAACTCGTATATTCGCCAACCACATCATACTCTCCATTGGTTAGTTCTTTGATAATTTTTTTGAACTCATCTGTGGTAGTGTTGTATCTAGGCCTTCTGCATTTAGGGCATCTTTTGCCTGATAAAAAATCATGTGGTGCTGCTAGATATTCATTACCACACGAATTATGCCTAAATTTAATTTTTTCTACAGCTCCAGAATAATATCCTAGCACTATATATTCATTTCCTACAATATTTTGAACTTCTTCTCTGAATTCTTCAGGAGTTTTACTTTGATACTGTCCCCTTAAAGCAAATCCACATTCATTGCATTGTCTTTTTTTTCTATCCTTAAACTTTGCAAAAGAAGTTTCGAAGATATTCCCACATCCACATTTAAATTCTAGTTTAGAACTATTATTAATATAGTCATTACTCATTAGCTGACAATTACTATTTTCAAGAACATACTTTTTCACAAAATCATAAGTAATTTTCTTTGGCATCTTATCCACCCTTTACACTATTTGAAATAAAATTATAACTAAAGGATTTGTTAAATTAATATAAACTTAGATTTTCCCTGAATTCACGTTCTGTTTTAAGCTACCAATTTCTCAGTAGCTGGGCAAGAATGTTTACCCGGCATTAGTTTTTTAAGTGTCTTCTCTTGTAATTGATATGTAGCTAACTGTTGTACACCTGATAAGGCTACTTCATCACCAATTACACCAACCTTCTGTAATTCACCAGCGTATTTAATCACACTTTGCGCATTTTGTTCTGTCATTCCTTTTGTATTTTTCATTACTGCAATCAACTTCGTTTCTGCATCTATCTGTGCCTTAGCAGCTTCAACACTACTACTTATCCCTCTAGACAAGGCTCTAAATCCTACATAAGCAGCCGCTAACCCCACAGCGCTTTTAGCCACTCTTTTAAAGCTATTTACTGTGTTCTTTCTAAACTTCGTAACTTGGTTCCCACTATGTTTCAGTCTTTTATTAAAGCCATTAACTCCACCCGATGCCTTCTTCATGTTAGACGAAAAATTCTTATCATTAAGAGTTAATATCGCCTTTATACTTTTAGCAGCCATAGTTTCACCTACCTATAAGAATAAGACAGGATCATATTTGCAACCCTGCCTGTAATTCTTCTTTATATATTTCCATACTGGCCATCATAAATCGTCGCTCAACCCATGAAAGATTGATTAAATGGTCTATTTCAAAACCCTTTTGTAAGTAGTGATGAATAAAATATAACTCTCCATCACTACTTATTAGTTTTTTATATCTTTGATCGCTTTCATTTCATTACCATACCCAGCCAATTCCATACCATATCCAGATATTTGAGCAATTTCTCCAGTTTCGAATATCTTCTCTACAATTTCAATAGGTTCTATACAGCCATAAGCTTTGTGTAGATTCGTATCCTTCAGGTTGGGTTCCACTACGATATTATAAACCATATTAATATCTGCCTGTTCTTGACGATTTTCATCTTGAGATAAGGTGATACATTCCAAGCAAAGTGATCGAGTCGGCTTTTTAATTGTTATTGTTACCTGGTCGTCACCTCTCCTTAAAAGCACCTCTTCTTTTGTATCTTGTTTCACCTCATACTTTTCTCTTTGCTGCATCAAATCGTTTAGCGTTAGTTTTTTTATAACTGGTTTTTTAGCCATGTTTATCTCCTTCCAATAAGATCGATTAATTCAAAATCTGCAAATGCAAATGGTAGTTCTTCTGTTTGAAGTTCTTTTTGAGCAAACTTAGCAAGAGTAAATTCATTAAAAGTCACTTCCTCCATAGAAACACGCTCTGCTCCATATGCATCTGGATCTTGTAGTTTACTTACCATTGTGAATACTGGCATAATGCCTTCCTTCAGCTTTTGACCAATTAAGCTTGCACCAGTGGAATATACTTTCTTTAGAGCTAACGTTCCTTCTCCAGCCCACCCAGTCATCTTTTTATGAGTAGCTAAATCCTCTGCCATGTTGACATCCTCATAATTGATGTTGATTTTGCTTTCAAAGCTATCTACGTCAGCTAGTTTCTCTCCATCTAACCACAATGCTCCAAAGGTACCGTTAATCTGTTTATTGCTTGGTATCTTGCTCTTACCCATCTATATCATCCCTTCTTAAATGGCTATACTAAAGTCTAAATCTTCCATAGCATCTACTATTTTGACATTAGCCTTGGCATATACATTGCTTCTAAATGACTTTTCTTTTACTTCTTGATCACTTAACTGGCTAACATCGGTCCCAATTCCTTCCCATGCTAATCTTTGGGCTTCTACATCTACATCCGCTTTATTTTGGAAATTACGGTCAAATATTTCGTCTCCAGCAAGTCCTTTAAAATAAGCATTAACAGATGTAAAGAATAGCACTTGATTGTCATAGATGTTATTGACCTTTCCGATATAATTATTGTTAAAGGTATCTCTTATATCATCCTTAACCATGTCCATTACCTCAACTATTTTGATTTTCTTAAAGTCCTCTGTTTTTGAAACTGTTGTTGATACGAGAGAGTTTACTGCACGACCGATTTTAATCTTTTCACCGTCATTGACTAAAATAAGCTTTCCACTTTCAATATCTGAATCCGGGGTAGTGCTTTCTGTAATGCCTTCTACTTCTGGTAGCACATAGTAAGTTGCACTTCTTGTGAATGGTAACCCTGCTAAAACACCAGCTATCCTACAACAATATTCAGCAGTTGTATATGTCTTATCTCCTACTTTTATATCAGTTGTCGTAAAGTTGATGATTCCTTCATGGTCCCCCGTAGATGCATTAGGTAATACTGCTTTGAATGTCTTCTTGCCATTTTCTCTTTTACCCTTTAACCAAGTTTCAATGTCAGTTGCATTCTCTAAGTCAGGTATAGCAAGGTAATTCCACTTCTTAAAACCTAGCCTAGTCAACACCTCTGAATAATCACTCTCTGCCGTGTCCAGCCTCTCACAAATGACTTTTGCCGGTGTTCCCATGAAGGCCTTTTTAATGTAATCTATATTAGCTGGTGTCCAATCTTCTACCTTGATTTCCTCTATACTTCTATACTCTTTTACATCAAAGGTCCCTGTGGCATCTTTAAGTATTAGCGCTACAATCCCCCTTGCACTTCTTTCAACAGCAGATACCGCTTTCCCACTAAATTCTATATTTATTTGTGGTAATCCCACTTATCATCACTCCTTCAAGTAAAGTTCTTCCATGACCTCTACTTCATCAATTTCTCGCCCTTCTTCATAGGCAATGTCAAAATATAATTGTAATACCCCATCAGTTGTTATAGATTCAATTTCATCTATATTTAAGTACCTATCAATTACTTTTAATTTTGTATCAAATATTTCTTCAAGCTGCTCTTGTATGTCTAGAATTTCAATACTGTACTGATACCTGTCACTAGGGAAATAATAAATTCTTACTGTTAATTCTCTTTTAACCTGATCGACTCCAGCTGCAGACTTTCTTATGTTATCTAGTTGAATAAAAAAAGAAGGTCGTTTAAAACCTTCTTTTATATCTTTACTTGTTATTTCAATGTCCAAAGTATTTTTCAATCGTGTTGTTATTGCTATTTTTATATCTTTCAAGGTTATCATTCCATCACAACCCTTTGTCTAACATTTCATCTAACCAATCCTCTACCATGTCAAAGTACTCACTTTGAAATTCTTTGATTCCTTTTTCTAGGACATGCTTTCCTTCTACAAAACCAACTTCACGTCCATCTTTTGTAACTTGCCTATGTCCATATTCGATCAAGTGTGCATGTGGTGCACTATTTCTGATTTGTACTTCATAAGCATCATTACTTCTTTTTTTATACGCCTTACCGCGTTTCCAACCTTTGTGATAATTACCGCTTTTCTTTTTTACAATAGATCTGGACTTTCTAGCTACATGGGTCCGCCCTTTACTCCCAGCTTTTCTAAGGAATCGATATGTCTCTCTTGGAAATTCTTTCTGAGCCTTTTGAAGTAATTTTTTCTGAAAGTTATCTAACTCTCTCAAGTCAAATCCATCTTCTGAAGCCATTATTCAATCACTTCCTCACAGAAAAACTCTAGCGTTTCATTCTTAAAGTATGGATTGAGAATATACCTTATATCGAATCTATGACCCTTATAGATAAAATGCATATCTTTGGTGATGTCTTTAGCCGAAACATATCTGCACTTTATTTTATGAGTTACTGTGGAGAGCATCGTTTCCACCTGCTGATTCTTTAAGCTTCCGGTTTGAGGAATGATCTCCGTCCATATGCTTTTTAGTTTCTCATCTCTATAGTCAGTTTCTTTTAGTTCATTTTCAAACTTTACTTTGGCATATACATCAACCTTGTACCTTAGGTTCCCTGCATTCATTCCTGATCACTTCCATAGCTCAATTGAATCAGCATCATATTAACAAGATTCTTAGTAGTTTGACCTACTTTGTCAGCGGTCATATTTCTGTTTTCATATAGATCTGCCACTATCATCATGCATATGGTTTTTGCTAATTTATTTGTTTCATGAAAACTCTTACCCGTGGCATTATGCATAAATTGTTCTGCAGCAGAAATAAGAATCTCTAAATAAGAGTCATCTTCATCAAAGTCAATCCTCAAGTGATGTTTTACTTCATTTAAGAATATGCTCATTACTCTTCACCGCCAAGATCACAACTAAAAGGCACTAATACGATTTTAAGTTCTGTTTTCTCTGATTCATACCTCACCTTATCTGATAGTTGTTCATGTTCTTGCTTTGTTAACGGCTTAGTTGCTTTAAAGTAAATAACACCGTCTTTTTCTAATATCTTTTCCGCTTTCTTTCTAGCCAACTCAATCACCACCTCATACAAAGCAAGGGAAGGCTTATGCCCTCCCTCATTTTATTTTATTTTTATGTAGCAGTTACTTTCTTAACTCTCACAAACCCTTTGTACATTGCCGTATTACCACCTACCCAAACGGCTCCACGGTAAGCAATTTGACCTGTTTTAAATTTATAGTCACGAGACTCTTCAACAGTTAATGCAGAGAATACTGGCATTTCATATGCTTTCATCATACCGTAAGCCATGCAATAAGATTCGGCCACTGTCCCTGCATCAGATAATGCCGGACAAATACTATTAATAATGAATGGTACCTCGAAAGAATCCTCAGAAGAAATTGTTCCTGTGTTTCCATTGGTTTTAATCTTATACAGCTTCTTTCCATCAGTACTTCTTACCTTTGCAAATGCTGCTAGATCTCTTTTGTTTAATACAAGATACCCCATTCCTTCTACTTCTTCATCTCCACCATAATTAATGATGATATTATCCAAAGTATCTGCATCGATTTCAGAAATCTCAATATCACTTGCCGGTGGAATTACTTTTTCAGGAGCATTGAAAATACCCACTAATGCATTCGCTCCACCATTACCAACAAGAATTTGCTTAGAGATTTTCTTTCTAATGGCTTTTGTAATGCTACTTCTTACCATAGCTTGATACTCAATATTCGGTAACTTCATAGCTTCATCTGATAACTCTGTATAAGCTGTTACCTTAGCTTTATTGATAGAAACATAATCAAACACTGGATCAGTCTCATTGTAATCTCCAGTTTCAGATGTGTAATCCCCTTCCCCAACCGTTACTTCAAAGGCCTTTTCGTAGCTTTCTCCACCGTTTAGCGGGACCGCATTAACAGTATCGATCACTCTTGATACCTCATTGAACCCTTGGTTAACTGTATTACTGTACTTCGTTTGGGTCACTAGCGCACCACTACCAATAGTTGTTGCTCTTAATTCAGGTACTTCATCCAGATCATAAGTTACGGATCGCTTTTCCTTCAGGTCAGCTCCTCTTTGTTCATATTTCTGCTTTAGTTCCGTCTCCTTTCCTTCCCCTTCAGTACTCTGCTGTTGTCGCAAACCGTAAGTCGCAACTACCTGAGCAGCGCCTAAAGGTTGGCTTCTTTGTTCGTCTTCTTCAGATGTTTCTTGTTCCCCTTGCCCTTCTTCAGGAATAGAATCTAGCAAACTTCTCAACTCAGCAATTTCAGTATTCAAGGTACTCAGTTCAGTATTGATTCCTCTTAATTCTTTTACATCCTCTGTCTCATTTGCCTTTGTTCCTAATTCAGCCTTCCTTGCTTCTTTCTTAGTGATCATTGCTAATATTTTATCTCTGTTCATTAAAACCACCTTAACCTTTCATCAGAATTTGTGTTTTGAATTTTACTAATTCTAGCTCGTTTGAAGAGTTATCCAACTCCTTCGATCTAGCATTCTCCAATGCCACTGCCGCATTATCCAATGCAGCCTGATCACGAACATTTATATCAGTACCGGAGTAAGCTGGCATATTAACCGCACTCACTTCGAATACTTTTCGAAATTTCAAGATATGGCGTGTAGGCATATCGGTATCTAAGTCAGTCCATCTTGCTTCCTTGATGTGAAACATAAACGACATCCCATCAATATCTCCACGCTTAATTGAACTGTATAAACTTCTTGCTTCAGCATTCTCTTCAGTATCTAGCTTGGACTTAATATGCAGACCCTTATCATCGGTTTTTATCTGCATGGTCGAATTACCGTTATTTCTTCGGCTTCTAGCAAGGGGGATTTTTCTTGTATCATGATTTACGAAAAACAAAACATCATCAAAATCACAACCATCAAAAGCTCCCCTTTCAATAACTTCATAAAAATAGCCACCTATATTTGTCTTTTGATCATATACGGCAGCATGTCCCTCAACAGATTTTTCTTCATCGTCAGCTCTGAAATCAGCAATTCCAAAACTTCTTGTGATTACTTCATTGTTTTGTGGCAATTTCTTGTTACGCATCTTTATCGACCTCTCTTTCCTTCATTCCTGCTCTTTTCATCTGATATTCATTCGCCAGTGAAGTGTGGATATAGTTAAGGCTCATAAATCGTTCTGTTCCTCCTTCATATGGTGGATATCCAAATAACTCAAGTAGATCATTATTAGTCAGTGCTCCACGATTACCCAAAATATCTGCAACAGCTATTCTGTTTTTAGTGTTAGTGAATAGAAGTTTTTCAGGATAAAAGACGATCTCATTCCCACGATCAATTTCCCCAGTGCTAAATATTGTTTTTGAAAAAGCTTGCCCTAAACTAATCACAATAGGTTCTAGAGTCTTTTCATAAAAGGCCTGGTATTGCTCATCAGTAAAATCGCCACTTAGGATAGGCACTGATACCCCATAGTAGTTTAGAACCTTATTTTGAAGAAACTCTAGGGTATCCTTATCGATTAACTTAGGATCTACTTTTAAATCTGTGTATTCTCCCTTAAGATCCATGGGCAGTATACCTGTCGTCCCCGATGAAACAGCTTTTTCAAATCTCTCGCGTTCTTTTTTTTGTTTTTCATCATCCATCATGGTGCTAATCTTTAATATTCCACGAATAGAAAGACTCGTTTTGATTGCCTTTTCTAAACCTTGAAGTACAGTGTCATTAATCTCCAGTACTTTTAATAATGCAACATTGTCCGGTTGGCCATTTAAGCCGCCACCCATGATGTCATTCACAGAAAACTTTTTTCTTAGATGAATCACATCAGAATAAGGCAAAGTGAAATCTTGTCCACCATTAAAATAGAATTTCACAAACAACTTACCGGTTTGATCTTGTAGATAATCAACTTGGATGGGATTCAAAGGATAGAGTGCCTTATACTCTTTTGCCCTACTACCCTTAGGACCTTTGTACTCAAATACAGGATAAATGAAAGCATTATAATTCATATATAGCAGCCATATGATTTTTTCTATAAAATCACGAGTTGTCATCAACTCATTTGGAGCAAATTTAAATAGTCTATTAAGACTCCCCTTTACATTGACTTGCATATCATTTTTATCTAATCTTACATGCTTTGGCTGTAACTTGCTGCATTCTGTCGCTATGCAATCAATGCACATTTGTACCACGTCTGATGAATAAATATTATCTCCGAATTGACTAAATATAGGAGTATTGCCATTTAGCATTGTGGCATAGTTCATATTGCTGGGATTTCTTGTACGAAACAAGCTTTTAAGTATCAATTAACATCACCTTCTCTTTGCAATAAAATAAGCACCTGCTATAAAGCAAATGCCCAATACAATAAACCCAGCTGGAATATATATTTTGAATACACCTATTGAAAAAAGAGTAATACCCACAATGAATAAAATGTCTTCTAAAAAACTGACTATTTTTTTTAACTTTTTCAAGCTTCCACCCCCTAAGCAGTCCTTTTAACTAATTCTAAAAACTCTATTTTGTTATCAATATAAACCCTATAACAAATCATCTTCGTAACGGCTCCATCAATCTTTTTATCATCCTTTCCCTGGATCTTAATAGGCATTATTTCTTCTTTGGTATTCACATTCATTGCCGTGTTTTCTAAGCATAGCCTATCGATTGGATGATTGTTGTATACTACCTTATTACTTTTAAGATCTACCTCCAGAAGTTTCATAGGCTCTGACATGCTTCCCCAATTTTGGTCTACCTTTTGTGTATCAAATCCGTACTCTTCCATTTCTTTTCTCCAATAGACAGCTGACCACTTATCATAACCCACCTTATAAAATCGAATACCATATTCCTTAAATAGTTTTACAAACCATGCGGTAACGTGCCTAAAATCATTTTCATTACCATCAGATAATGTTATCAATCCTTGTCTAACCCACTCCCTATATTTTCTTTCCTCTTCCCTATTGAGAGTGTTCAGTTTTGCTTCAGGAATAAAATAGTGCTGCAAGAAATACTTTTTATCACTACCCGGTTTCATCAGTAGGGCCCTAGCACTACAAAAATCACCTGTTTTACTTAAATCTACACCACCTATGGCAAAGCAATTTCTAAACTCTTCTATATCAAAGGTTTCCAAATTCTCAATATCCTCTGGGGTCAACCAAGCAGCTGCATTATTTTGTTTGATATTGAAATCCTTGGATAAAACAAATACTCTCTTAGATTTACTGTTTTTAGCTTCTTCGATCATCTTCCGCATGAATGACCACTTTTTAATCACACCTAGCCCAGGATTGCTTTTGTGCCAAGATTTTTCATTTTGCCATATTTCTTGCTCATTATCCTGTGTATGTAACCATATGAGCCAGCGTGGACGTTCTAGTTCTCCGTCTAATACTTGACGTGCTTCCTTTAGGCGGTTATCTAGATATCCATCATTTACGACTCCTTCAGTTGTCAGTTCGAAAAACAAAGGTTCATCCTGTGTTGATAAAGCTTGTCTAATAGGCATAACAGATGTATCATCCTTCATCTCATGAACCTCATCAACAGCCCCTACTCCTATATTTCTACCTTCCTTGGCTCCTGTTTTTGCTGATATCTTTCTAATCGTTCCTTTGTTCTTGTATGAAAACTTTCCATTCTTTTTAGGCTTCTTGGGATTCCCAAAGAATACACCTTTTATATTTTTTCTAGTGACTTTCTCAAGTCCTGGACTCTCTTCTCTCATGGAATTAATAGCCTGAAACATCAGGTCCGCTTGTTCATAGTCATTACTTGAGCATAGTATTCTTAATCCCATGGGTCCACAAAAAAATTCAGCTAAACACATAGCTGAAATCAGTGGAGTTTTCCCATTTTTTCTACTAACCAAATATAGAACATCTTGATATAGTCTTATTAATCGACCTACTTCTTCATCATATATTTTAAATATATATATAGCCTCAATAAAGGCCTTCTGGAATAACATTAATATAAAAGGCTTCCCAGCAAAAGGAGCCTCAAAGTGTTTGCATTTTGTTTCTATAAACTTGATCCGCTTATGAGCATCTGTAAAATCTACCGTTATTTCTGGATTATTAAAATGCCTCAATAAAACATCTAATTCCTGCATCAACTCATAACCAATTATAATTTCACCGGATTTGCATCTATTGATATACTCTATGAGCCATGAGTGAGTTCCATTAATATTTTCATTTAACAGCATATAATCACCTATTCAAACTCGTCTAATTCATCATCATCTTCTACCAAGCCCTTATTCAATACGCCATTTAAGGTTTTAATCACTGCTGCATATGAATTGATGTTCTTGAGATATTGACGAGCCCCTTCAATGGGCTTTTGTATCTCCGGTAGAGTTGGATGTACCTTGACCATTCCAGTTTTATCGATAGATTGTTTTAAAACATAATTTTCAGCTTTCAGAAAGGCGGCATCATCAATGAGTCCTTCAACTAGCTTTTTCTTTGAAATCTCGACATCTTGGAATATCTCCTTCAATTTCTCTAGCTCTTTTTCAAAAATTTCCTTTTTGGACATATTTTTAAGCCCTCCTTCCAATTTCAAAATTTTAGGTTTGTGTGCAAATAAGGGTTTTACCACGGTCATTTAGATTAAGCTCTTTTCGCAAAAATGGGGGGGCTTATACTGTATAGGTATTAAACCACTTTACTATATAGCTCTTCCATTCTTCTTGTCTGTACTTACGATCTTCATCAATCAGTAAACGTTCAAAGCACTCTTCTTGAGTCATGTCACAGTATACAAGTTCAGCTCCAAGATCATTTGATAGCTTATCTCGCTTATGTTTATCAGCATACCCACCAATCACCCAGGCATTATTCCATTTACCATACCGTGTCTTGATGTGATCTATTAACAGATTGTGTATCCCAATTACATTGCTGAATAACTTATCTGGTTTGTCATAGCCAGGTAAACCGGATACAGCAGCATAAAGCATGTCCATATCAACCACGATATCTCCTCTTTTCATATTGTGCTTTACAAAAGTATGTTTCCCGGATAAAGGTGGTCCATAGACTATATATACATGTTTTTGATTGTACCCATATCTCTTATGCTCTTTGTTGTGACAATCAAAGCATACTAGTTCTATTAAATCAGGATTAAGGCTTATATTATAATCTTTAACATTCTCAGGTGTTAACTCAATTTTATGATGAGCGATAATATTGATTGACTCTGTAATTAAGTCTCCACATTGTTCGCAGTATGGACCTCTGTCATTTATCAACATTAGCCTGAGCTTTCTCCATTTACCACTGGCATAAAAGGTTTTCAGTATTGCATGCTTCGCCATATTACCACGCCTTTAACTTTTCATTATCTATTTGAATCTTTAATCTTTCAACTCTTAACTTCTGATCTTCTGTAACCGTCTCCCAATTAGCATGAATCATTTCATCATATTGTTTAATTAGCTTAGCTAATGCAAGTACAGCTTTTGATTGAGTATTAATTAAGTTGGCTTCCTTATCCCAAGCAAATTGTATTTCATATTCCTTAGAAGAACCGCCTTTACCTTCACTAGTCTTTTTAATAACCTTTGTCATATCATCCTTGTCTCTAACATGCATAATTTCTTGCATGTAGATGATTCTAGCTTCATGCAGACAAATAGTTCTCCAAAGCTTTTCCAATGGGTCTTCGATATCTAATTCTTCCATAATCGTTTTAACGTGAAAAGGTATTCGCTTTGTGTATTGTCCATGCTTTAAGCTATTATAATTCTTTTCAGGAGCTCCACCTTTATTTCCTACTGCATTTTTATTCCCCTCAGGAGCGCCAACACCACTTAACTTTTTTTTCCACTTATCTTGAACTCTCCAGCTATTTATATTCGTCAGTTTCTCTTTTAGCATCTCTGCTATTTCCTTGGATGTTATCTTCCCGTTTTTCTCTTTATAGACTTCATAAGCTTTATCTCTATTGGGACTTCTCTGTCTTCCCATAGCAAAATCCCCCTAAATAAAAATAAGATTTATTTTTTTATCTTAATGCCCCCCTATAAATCAGTATTTATTAATTATTAGAAAGGGATGAATTGAGTTGTTTTCGGGTCTACAACCCCCTAAAATAAGATAAATTCCATTTTAGTCGTGAACCAATTTATATACATTTCTTTTGTGACCTTTGATATGACAATGGTTTAATTGGTTTTTAACCCTATTTTTGAATGTCTTATTTTCATAGGGAATCGCACATTCAAATATAATTTTTTCTACTTCTTATATACCTCTATTTTTACACTCCAATGTTCACCCACCAAAAAATAGAACATTCGATAACAAAAAAATAAAAAAGACTCCTCTATAATCTAATCAAATCATTAAGAGAGTCACTGTATTTATCATATGTTTCTCGATCTAAACCTAAGTAACATTTTGTTTCTTCTATGCTGCCATGACCTAGCATTTCTTTCACCAGTGTAATGTCATACTCACTTTCAACGTAAATCGAGTATGCAAAGGTCTTTCTCATTGAATGTGCCGTAATGTTTTTAAGCCCAAACTCTTCCCCAGCTGCTTTCAAGATTCTACTTACAGTACTAACATGAATACTCCTGTTTTTACCTTTTCTTGATTGAAATAGATACTCATAATCTTTTTTGCCCTTGATATACTTTCTTAACAATATCTCAAGATTCTTTATCACTTTCACAATTCGTGGCTTAATATTCTCTTTTCTTATGTTTTTACTGTTTACTTTCTTACCTTCTAAAATCTCAAAATATCCATTTTCTAATGATGCCTTGATGTCTCTTACCTTTAGCTTTACAATATCCCCTGCTCTGTATCCTGTGGCTATACCAAGAACGAACAGCACATAGTCTCTTTGGCCTGTACACTTCAAATAGTCCTGAATATCTAATACTGCTTCTTTCCCTTTTATAGGATTGGCAGGCTTCTTTTTAGCCACTATCACCACCTACCTTCATATTTTTACGCAAAAGAAAAGAGCCTAGTGGCTCCTTATCCCATGTTGTTTCCATCCTTAATAATGTCTTTATATTTCTAATGCTTTCCTCGTTTGTGGTCCGACTATTCCATCAACAGTTAGATCATTATCCTTCTGGAATGCTTTTATAGCTGCCTTTGTTTTTAAACCCATAATGCCATCAACAACACCACAATCATATCCAAGACTATTTAATTTGCTTTGGATCGTCATTGATGTTGACTTTGTGGTAGATGTCCCAGTCGCTGTTGACTTTGTTGTCTTATAAGGACACACACCATTTTTGTGTAAATGCGCAGGATGGCCTCCACAGTGATAGTGATAACTCCCAAGTCCGCTTGCATTTTTATTATCTCTATGTCCTCCACTTGAATCGGTTCTCCCTGAATGTGCATATGCTGTAACATTGACTCCTAATAAAATCAAAATTAGTAAAATTGAAATAATCCGTTTTTTCATTATTCCACCACCCTTTCTATAGTCAAGATTCCACATAGAAAAGAGTTATCCTCTAATTTTCGATATCAAATATAGACAAATTCTTTTCTTGCACAAGAAAACCCCACTAGTTTACCTAGCAGGGTTTATCATATATCTTATTTATAAGGGGAAATAAGATATGTCTGTTTGTTATTATTTTATCATCATTATATTATTATGTCTGTTACATTTAGATTACGTTTTAAAGCAAATTATTTTTCTCTACTTTCCCCATCTTCTTTGTTTGAGCTTACCATTTCTTTTCTCATGACTATCGTGACTCATACAATCTCGTACCCCTTGATATTTCTGTTCTATAAAAATATCTATGTCTTGACAATTATTACTCTCTGGACAATCTGAACACAGAATTTGAGAAATACAAACTATTTCTCTTTTATGAAATTTTGCTTTTACTCTGTACTTCTCCATTATGCTCACCTCATTTGGCCATGAGAAAACCCCATTAGAGTACCTAGCAGGGTTATCAAAAATTACTTGTCGCTGTTTTATAAAAGACCACACTATTATTATATAACATTTTTCTCACTAAAAAGGGACGTAAAAAGGACATCTTCTCCAAACAATGCCACAGCTATTTTTTCAATGGCCTCATTTCTTATACGTTTGCAATGTCTTTCACTAAATTTTACTTCATAAGCAATTTCCCACCACTGTTTTCCCATAAGGTATCTTTTTTCAATTATCTCTCTTTCATTTTGATCAATGGATTCTATGGCTCGGTCAATTCTAGTAATCTTTCGCTTGATAGAATGAATGCGACTTATTAATAAATCCTTTCGTTCTATGCTATTAATTGCTTCATTTTCCGTCATTGAATTAAATTCAAAAGTAGTACTTGTTTTTTCTTTCACCGATAGCCCTCGAATACCAATGTGATTTCCTTCTCCCATCTCTTCCAACTCACACTGCATATTTTCAATACATGCTTTCAATGCATTATAATTATATAAAAACTTTTCTGTTGATTTGTAATAATTCATCCCTTGTGCCTCCTTTTACATTAATTAAAAAGACACCACTAAACTATATTTCTATAGCTCAGTAGTGTCCGCTGGATGTCCAGTAGGACTCATGCTTATTAATTTGATAAAATAATTCTGTCTACTTATTCAATGATTGATACAGTTTATGCTATGTCACCAACTCAAAGCACTTCGATGTTTGCTCATTGCATTTTTTCTTGCCACATTGCTGACACAACTCATTTTCCGTAGCACATGGTCCACAATACAGAGCACCTGGTTTGTGTGGTGATATAATCACTTCTCCACAAGTTTTGCACTTACTTTCAGACAGCCTTTGAGAGTAAATATTACATTCGCAATTTTGACACCTCACCCTTATATCCTCCCAACTTATTATCTTTGTTTCAGTATATGCAATATGATTTCTGACCGTACCTTTTTTTTATGAAATTACTCTAATTACAATTTCTGCTTAGTATATTTGTTTTCCATTTTTCGCATCCTATATACTACGAAGGTAATATTAAATCATTAAAAGGAGTGAAGAGTATTGGCTAGAAATAAACTTGTTGTGCCTGAAGCTCGTCAAGCTTTTGAAAAATTCAAAATGGAAACTGCTCAAGAGTTTGGTGTTGATGACCCAAGAGCTCTTGCTTCAAATCATACTGGATATGTTGTAAGAAAACTAGTTGAAATGGGCGAAAGACAACTAATAGATAGTTATAAAAACAAATAATATGCTTGAAGGAGTTAATATAACTCCTTTTTTCATCCATGGCTACTTTGCATAGTTATTGAAATGTGTAATGATAATAACCTTATTTATGTATAAATTGGTTTTGATTGTAGGATGATACTTAAAAAGATTCTTTGGAGGCTACCTAATATGACGCAATTACTATTATGGATAACACTTATAGCTCCTTGGTTTGTACTATTTTTCTTAGATTTAAAACGAGTAAAACACTTTCTTTCAGTTGCTTTCTTCACTATAGTATTAACTTCAATTTTTTGGCAAGTTGCTGAAATCTGGAACTGGTGGGAAATAACAAACAATTTATTTTTCCTTACTAATATTTCAGCTTTTAACTATGGATTACTTCCTGTAATTACAATACTTGTGTTTTATTATACTTACCAAAATAAATGGTTGTTTTTTGGTACTAATATAATTATAGATGCAATTCAAGCATTTATAATCAGTCCTTTTATTTTTGAAAAATTTGGACTCTATCAAATGGTTAACATGGGTAATTTCGGACTTTATCTCTTACTGTTAGGTTTTGTTCCAATTATTTATCTTTACCAGAGATGGTATGATAAATGATAAATAATAAATCAATTACCTCCTTTTCAATATTTAAAACCGATATATTAAGTCGCATTATCTAAAACAATCGTACTAATAAGCCTTCTTCCTATCCCTAAATGTATAGTCCATTTGAAGGGCCCCATTGTGATTGCTGATTGAAATATTAATATGATCTAGCTTTCTATCTTCTTCTGCTCTTTCAAGCACCCCATCAATAAAGTCTTTCATTTGATGCCCTAGCATATCCTTTTTTCCACTCTCAACCTCTGACTTCTTCTGCATTGTATGTCCCCCTATCCTACCTGTCTTCTCTTGATGTTTTTGATTTCATAGAGTTGATGAAATTCAAATAAGTCTGCTACACATCTAAACTCATAGCATCCTGCTACTTTGACCAAAAGCTTAAACATCACTAAAGCTTTTCGCTTGTTTTGATCTACGTAAAGAATCTCACCGGTTTTACAATATAAATCGCTTTTGATGTCAGATACATTAACCAGGTTTCCAATATCCATCTGATCACCCCACCTTTTATTAATCTTCTGTAATTTGTATAACCTTCTTCACCTTCCAGCCTCTCTCCAATAGCTTTCGATTGTGATTGAATATTTCTTTTTTCACCATTCCTGGAACTTCTTCTTCCACCTTGTCCAATATGCCTATGCAAACTTGAATTGTATCAAGAGCTTCTGCAGCTACATGCCCTATATTATCCTTTACTCCAAATATTGCTTGTTGAAGTTCATCATGCTCTTCATGAAGTTTCAATCTATGTCTAACCCACGAATGATCTTTGGCTAATACAGGCATTTTGACAGTCACATTCATCATCCCCCTCTGATCTCATAGCACTCAATTCTTCATTGATCACCTCAGTTAAGCCAGCTCCATGATCTATCACTAACTCAGCTATTTTTCTAGTCTTACACCATATTCTCCTATCCATCATTAATTCATTTTCACCTTCTTGGATGGACTATTATGAGCTTTGTAGATTCCCATCTTTGCTAGGCTTTTATCTGGTGTGTAACCTTTGACGATGGAAATATAAAAAGCTAAAAAGTTATCAATAAGTGGATCTAACTGCTCTTTCCCCAACAGCCTCCCATTATGTAACATTGTTCTTCACCACACCCTGTTTATTTTTATTTAAAAGCATATTTTCCAGATCATTATTTGAGTAGCCCTTTCCCCTACTCTCGGCTAAATGAAATTTAGTTTTTAGTGCCTCTCTATTGTTGACTTTAGACTTTGGACTTTCCTTATTTTCATAGCTGCCCTCAAGGGTCTTGATCATATTATCCTCGTTCAAAAGCCAGTCAAAGTTGCAATTTGTCCATTTTCCATTTCTGCCACTTAAGAAATCACTGGCTTCAGCCATGGCAAATAATCTCTCGAATACAGTTATATCAGGATTACTCTTCCATCTGCTTCGCATGAGCCCTTGCCTTTTCTTCGTTGCTTTAGTCACTTTAGGCATAGAAGTGCATGTTTTGTTGTAGGTGGATACGATATCGTCAAAGGGGATTTTGGGGTTTCCCTTTGACAATGAATTATTGGGTATATCTTTCTTTAATTCTTTTTCTTCTTCTTTTTCTTTTTCTTTTTGTGGCTGAGTATCGATGGGGTATCCATACCCTATACATAGGGTATGGATACCCTATACATAGGGTATAAAATTTCTCAACAAATTCCCCACTTTTTATTTCTTGCAATTCTTTTTTGATACGTGTAACTACCTTGTGTGAAGGGTTTGAGTTATGCTTGATCCAATTTAAGATCATAATCTCATTAGCGTCATCACAGTATAGAACTTTCCCATAGTCTATAAAACGATTAATGAGCTTTTCTACTGTTTCTCTGTTGTATCCCGTTTCAAACTCAATCACTTTTTTAGGAAGTTCATAAATGCCACATTGGCTTGTTTTAGAATTGGTCATTAAATATATATAAAAGTATTTTTCTTCTGGAGTTAAATCAAGAATGAAGTCATCTTGCCAGAAGCTAATCTGAATTTGTCTATAAACAGCCATATCTATCCCCCTCGAAATATTCCATGATATTAATAACAGTAATTTAAAACCCTATCTGATAGCCGATTCAGTCATCAATCGTTTCTTGTTCTTATGGCATTGATAGGAGAGGCGCATTAGATACGCCTCTTCTACTATTAGTCTCTTCCAGCTATGATTAGGTGTTCAGGTAATGCTGATTTCAACTTATCAATCTCACACTTCACTGCATCATCCATGTGCTTTTTGAGCTTTGGGCAAGTGATGACGATAGCTGGTTTTTCATCTTCTGCCTTTGGCTTGATTAACTCTAATTCCAGTTCTAATGTTGGTTTATGATCTCCCTCGTTTAAGATTGGTAGGGTAATGAATATGTATCTAGGAAGTGCCATCAAGCCCTCTCTACCATTGCTTTCTTTGTACATCACTGAAACATTGCCATCATCGTCATATCTATATTCACCTTTGATTTCTGTCATGACCTGCAGCTTACGGACATTCATGATTAGTTCTTCTCGATTTTGAACCTCATCATCGTCCAGGCGTTTTAAGAAATCTACTAATTCCTTTTGCTTTAATCTTTGTCCAAATACTTGCTTCCAATTATGTAGCTCATCAGAGATTTGGAATTTATATGTTGCATGATCTAATGGTCTATCCTGGATAGAATCATCTAAAATGACTCTGATTGAAGACGTACTATAGAAGATCATGCTATTTTCTAATGTTCCTTTTCGCTCTACTAAATCAATAACTGCTTGCAATGATTCCAAGTCATAATCCCTTTTATTCCATTCATGGATCTTTCTTGTTTGCATTGGTTCATGAATCAGTTTTAGTGTTTCAGTTCCTTCCTTTACTTCTACCTTCACATTAGTTGTATTCGTTGCCTTTTCCATTGTTAATAATTCCCCCTCATTTGATTTATTGGGTAATGCTTGTCCATTTTCATATATTGCTTTTATTCTTTAGCTTGCTTTAACATCGTGATATTATCTAGTGGTTCCTTGGGCCTATCTGTCATCAGTGATAATTGGCCATCAACATCTTTAATAACGGCCATACTAGATTTCCTTCTAGTTGGTTTTTGACTCTTGATGTCATACTCTATGCCTACCATGGTGTCCATGTCTTGAATACGATTGATGTGTACATTGATTGTTACCTTCCCCTTCTCTCCTTTCTTAAGTGACTTGAGTACATCTTGATAAAGTGATTTGAATTCATCGTTAAGCTCACCGTTAATAAGAGTTGCTAGATTAAGCTCAGCTGAAAAATCTCCTGCCATCTTCGATCCTCTCCTTTTTTATATTTTGTAAGTGTTTTTGTTGGAATAATATGCTATAATACTAGTAACAGTCTATTTAAAACCCAATGTAATAGCCGATTCAGTTCCCGCTGGTCGGTTATTTTGTTGCCATTTTTTAAGATAATCTCTTAGCTCTCTCACAGTCCCAGTAAAAATAAATGTTCTCATTTGCTTTCCCCCTATCTTGCGATTTTGTATTCCTTTGCTAAACTTGATTCGTAAGAATTACCAATCACTTTAAATGATTTAGTCAATCTCCATAGTGGAAGGCTGTCTCCATTATTTAAGTTAACACTAACCCATTGCCCCTGGCTCTTGTCCCACTTAACAATAATCAATGCCTTATCTATTGGACCCTGCATGATGTCCTCTTCGAATATCTTTGCCTCTGTAAAATCTGCTTGTCCTGTAAATTCCATCAAGCTTTCTAAGGTTTCAACTGGTAGTGATGGACATAAATCTTCTTGTCCGCATTCACTCAGCTGCATGTACTGCCTTAAATCAAAGTAAAACATCTTGCCTTCCTCTGGATTAAATGCTCTGTAAAGTAAATCTCTCATAACTTCCCCTCCCCTTAGTTTAGTATTGTACTTGCCTGGAATTGATAGTTCCCATATAGCTTTGAAAATAATGGACATGTCTTACATGCTATCTTCATTGGTTCCTTTGAATTTAGAAGTTCAGACCATTTTGCTAGTACTTCCATATCATTCAGCTCCCCTCTTCCGGTTTCGATTTTACTAATCTTGCCCACATCTAAATGAATCCCACTAGATATTTCTCGCATGACTAACCCCTTCTCGATTCTGATCTCTCTAAGGACTTGCCCTATCTCTCTATTCATTCAAAACCCCTCCTTTTGTCAATTTGTCAACTTGCCGATTTTACAAATTAAGTACGTGCTTTTAGTGATAAAATAAATATAGAAGCTATCAAGTTAATATCTCTTTCCTAAACACATTCTTATCATCTTATCTGAAACAGTCTTGCTTTTGTATTTTCTATTACTTATCATCCTTAGGAATAGCTTGACCAAAGTTGTTCCTCCCTTCTAATTTTCATCTTTTTAAAAAAGATTTATATAGTTAAAATGCTATCATCCTACGATTAGTTGATTTTTAAGAACCTCTTAATCTCTTCCATTGATTTGCCTTTTTCAATCATGCTGTTTACTTCTTCTGATACAATACGTCTAACATGTCCTGTGACAAAATCTTTAACCCTTTGTTGATGATCTTCCGTTAGCTCTTCCCATGGGACTCCACCAACTGTAATTCTTGTTTTCATACCACCACCCCCATAGTAAAATTTATGTAATTAATGGATTGTACTATTCATCACATAATTTGTTCATTTTATCTATTAAATGATTCATTTCTTTGGATGCTTCTTGATCTGTGCACTTACGCGATTGCATATACCATGATAAACAACTTTTTAGAATCCATAATTCCTGTGATGTCAATAATGTGTTGATATTTACTTCTAAATACCCCCCAGCCTCCATAAGTTCTTCATAAGACACTCTAGCTTGAGATGATTCAGCTATCCTTTTAATAACATTAGGAGAGGGAGGACTATGAAGTTTTGTGTTTAAAAATTTTGATAAATAAGTTCTATTAACACCGCTAAATTTTGAGAATTTAGTTATGTTTGCATCTCCAATGCTTTTTTGAATAAGTTCTTTAAAAACTTCTTTCTGAAACATTAATCCACTCCCTTTTAGCTTATTTAGAGAACTTCTATAAGCTTGTCTCATTTTAAGTGAAACTACGTTGCATTACTTTTGTAATCATTGCCTACGAAGAAAATTTCATCAAATGACGTTTCTAAGCCTTCACAAATGTTTTTAGCTACTTTAGCACTTGGATTTCTCACTCCTTTTATAATTTGATTCATATATCCTCCAGATATCTTTATTTTTCTACCGAAAGATCTCTGAGAATATCCTAGTTTAAGTAGTAATAATGACAATGAATTCTTGTTTTTAACATATATTTTCACTTTGTCACCTCCTAACAATTTGCATTTTAGCATACTAAATATGATATTAATAATTCACACGCAATTGTTTACAGACAATGGTGTGTAAAAAAAATATAATCGTTTGGATCTAAACCTAATTTATTGCACATATTCAATAATTTTTCTATAAACTTGTAGCCTGGTCTAGATTGTTCATTGAAAACCCTGTAAACATATGAATAATCTAATCCCATAACTTGAGATAACTTATAGATTGTCCATTGTTTTTCGTTAATCAATGTTTGTAAAGCTTGCATATTCACCTTCATCAAATCACCTCTTGTTTGTTTGTAAACAATATTGTTTATGTACAATATAGCATATTCGTTGTTTGCATGCAATACTTTTTTTGTACAAAATTTTCTTTTAGTAAAATGTTATTGCCTACAGGCAATAATTAAAATAAAATGATATATGAAGGAGGGAATCCAATGAACCTTTTTGACAAAGAACAACTTTCCAATTTACTTACAAAAGCCAAGGGAGAAAGATCATTAAATCAATACGCCCTATCATCTGGTGTAGATGCTGGGTATCTATCTAGATTAATCAATAAAACACGGAAAAACCCACCATCTCCCGAAATTTTAAAGAAGTTAGCTACTAAAGCGCACAACAATGTAAAGTATGAAGAACTAATGATCGCTGCTGGTCATCTAGATGTTTATACTATTACCGAAGAAAACTTAGACAAGCTTGATTCGTTTATACCTTTAATTCTTGAAAGTATAGAAGAGATAATAGACAAATCACAATATAAAAACCTTCCTTCTATCAAAAGTTTCTACGACTTATTAAATGAAAAAGAACGAGCTCAATTTCTACAAAACTTCATAAACAAAATAACCCATGACAAAAAAACAGATGAGCTTTATATTGACTTATCTGTTCTAGATAATGAATCAAGCAAGCCTAAAAAGCATACTGACTTTAGTACTTCCCATAGTGAGTTCACTCTTGAGGAGTTAGAAATATTAAAACAAATAAAACAAGATCCTGAAATAAGTGTATTATTTCACGATTTAAAGGGAGCTCCCAAGAAAAAAATAAAACAGCTTCTCAAAACCTGGGACTTTGTAAAAGAACAGTTTGATAATTGGGAGGATGAAGAATAGCTGCAAAGGGGATGTTCACAATAGTATTAGCACATATTTTACCTCAAACAAATATCAACTATTTAGAAGAAAAAGCTAATTTTATTCTAGATAAACACACAATAAAATATTCATTTGAAACCAACATATATTGCATACTTGATCAATACAGAAATATTAAGGTGTTTCATCTAAACCAAGGTAGTAAAACCATTATTAAGAAGAACAAAGCAATTATTTTACTTGATAGCCAACTGCCTCCAAGAGAGGAACGGCAAGAACTTGCAGAAGAATTCTGCCATGCCCTCTTGCACTTAGGAAATCAAATAGACAATACAACAATTATAGATAAACAAGAAAACCAAGCTAAAAGAATGGCTGCGTATCTACTCTGCCCTATACATATAATAAAAAATATATCTGTTCCTAGCGATACATATGCAATGATTGATGAGTTGGCTGATGTATTCTTTGTAACACCAGAGTTTATGAAATATAGACTTAGCCTCATTTGGGGCCAAGATATAGATATGGTTTCATATCATAATGGACAGGCTTATGGATTTATGACTGTTGGGTCGCTTTAAATGAATAAAACAATATAATTATAATTTGATGATTAAGATCGATATGTAGCTTCAGCAGTAGGACAAGAAAACACCATCGAGAGTTTATCCAATTTACTATTTTATATATAAATGAATACATTCTGTTTTCCTTAGAATACAATTCGCAGGAAATATTATAAGACAGTAACTACACAAGTAGCACGTACTTTAATCTACAAAGGGGGGATTTTATACTTATGTTTGTGGACTCCATATTGTCAATTGCAGAAAATGAAGTAACTATTGCGTTAGCATCCTTTAGTAGCATATTAGGATTATCGCTTTCAGTATGGTTAATCATAATTTCTCGAAAAATAGATAGCAAGGTTATTAAATTTCAAAACATGCAAAATTTCAATAAAAATAAAAATGATTTATTAAATAGCCTTGAAGAATGTCTTTTCAAATTAGAAGTTGCTGATGATATCAAAATAGAACTTAGAAATCAAATCAATACTAATTTAGAAATATTTTCAAATTGTAGTCAGATACTAAACAGTAAAGACAAAAAGACAATAAAAAAATGTAAAAAATTACTATCTTCTACATATAATAGTAGTACTATCAAGAAAAAATTATATTATCTTTTGCTGCAAAAAGAATATGACAAATACATAGTAGAAGCGCTTTCTAATGAATTAACTTATTTTGTAGCTAGATATAAAGGAGATGAACAATTTAATGGATAATAAAAAAATATATAATACTATAACAGAATTAATTATAAGGACTAAAAGCAGCGACATGAAATGGCATCGCTTTTCTGACGGACAATCAGTAACCGACATTTTACCTTCTGATTACGAAACATATTTTAAGCAACTCTTCAAAGAATTGACAAAGGATAAAGTTATATCTGGATCTATAGTGGATAAAATTGAATTTAATCAAGTGGTTTCTTATTTTGCTTCTATAAACAATGGCTACATGTATTTATATAACTTCACACTTGAATCAAACAGCTATTCTAAGAATGATTATCGTGTATTATGTGTTCAAATTAATTCAAACTCTAGGATAGTTAGATTAAATACATTATCAGAACTGCAAAAAGAGTTAACTCAAATGGCTTTTATAGTTGAGGATAAACTAAACTCAGTTGATGTTTTTTTAGACTCATTATTTAGCAATTAATTAAATGTTATATAATCTAAAAAGGAAATGTATTGTATATACATTTCCTTTTTAAAACCCTATTATCGTTCTGTATGTACTTTTACTTCATGTTTCAACTTAATATTTGAGTGGTAAAAGTTATGTCTATCTAGTAACTTTGTAACCTCAGTGTAAATATTTTTTTCTGGATTAGGGTGCTTGATTGTCACTAATAGGCAAAACTCCTGATTTAGCTCTACACCTTTACCTTCAATATAGTCTCTATATAAATTTTCAACTTTTAGAAACCATTTTCTGGGTGCACTTAAGTATTTTCTTTTATCTGTAATTTTAAAGTCTGCTAAATCTATCGCATATTTTTTTACAGGGTGATACTTGCCTCCATACTGAATTAATAATCTTTCACTGCCGCCAAATCCCCCCTTTTCGTTGTTAATTGCTTTTTGGGAATATAAACTTCGTGTCAAAATATTTTGGGTAGTATCGTCTCTTCCAATTGGATTTCTGATTGTTTTCTTATTTGTATCTCTATGAACTCTATTGTTATATGATCCTAACATAACGTTCACATTTGATTGACAATATTCACCTTCTTGCCACGACTCTAAAATAGGATTATATACTAGTGTTACAATTATTTGTCCAGTATAATACCCCTTCTCTATCATACAGTCAGGTATTGGAAAATCTAATATATCCATGTATTGACCTTTGGATATATTATCTCTCATTATTAACGTCATTTCATTTTGAGCATTATACAAAATGTCTGTAGTAGTTTTAGGTTTTCCGAAACCTAACTGATTTACCTTGTCATCCATTGACATTTTCAAGTCAATAGGATAATTAGCTGAATGTATTATCAATCCTTTTAACAAAAGCGGATCAAAGTCTTCATCTAATTCTTGGTATAAACCTGCAGCTATTGCTGTAACCTTAGGTGTTGAAAAGCTTGTCCCTATTAAAGATGATACTTTTCCAGTCGGCGAAAAAGTTTTCACCCCAGTTGTAGTCATATTATTATCTTTCACACCAGCATTCCCGCCAAAATGAACAACATCCGGTTTAATAATATGTGCTGGCCCTCTCCCAGTTCTTGTGAAGGGGGACGGGTGATTTATTTCTGCTAAATCGTACCTTTGTTTTTTATGAGCAATAGACCCTACAACTATTGATCTAACACTATCTGCTGAAACAGATATCCTACTTTTGGGTTTCCCATTTAAAAATGACTTGCAATTACCAACTGACTTGAAAATAATAATATTATACTTATCTTCCAATTCATCTAATGCTTTACCAAAATCTGAAAATCTGTCATTTTTACATTCTGTTCTAGTACCTATAGATAGATTCCATATTTTCACTTCTTTATGGTGTCTTTTTATTGCATCCTTGATATTAATAAGAAGTTCATCTTGGTCAAGTTTCTGTTCTTCATTTATTTTAGGAAAAACTGTAGCATCTAGAATTCTGCACCCGTACAACCCTGTTTGAGCTGATTTTTCTAATTCATCACTATATAAAAGGATTCCAGCAGTTGCTGTACCATGTTTATTATCAATTTCATCTTCTGGATAAGGACAAAATTTTTCATCTAACAGCCACGGTTTCAAATGTGGAATTCGACCAATTCCACTATCTAATATACCAACTATAGGATAGTCTATATTTGGCTCAGGTTTTTTTATAGGGATGTCATCATCATCAATATTTTCTTCTAGTGACAAATCATGTTCTGGCATTGGTTCGATTGAATAAAGACCTGAAAATTCTTTTATATCCTTCAATTTTTCTATATGATCTAATATAATCTTATATACAATTGTACTCTTTGTATATTGAGTTTTTTTAAACTCAATATTTAGTTTACGACTACACAAATGCTCAAAATCATGTTCAACAGCATTGTTGATATCCGAATCCATAAAATTAATCAGTTTAATTTTCAATGGATCCACATGATTTTCAGGTAACTCTATATATGGTTGAAAACTCATTATTTCCTGTAGTGCTGAAATAGCATGAGCATTCCTGTTACAATCTTTTATTTTACTTTGAATTTTCTTCATATCTTCTTTTTTATCAACTCTAACCAATAATTCATTATCATTTCTAAGTCCAATAATACTTTGTGTGTTATTATTTACATCAAATAAACTTTTTATCACTTTTCTATGTGTCTTTGCAAGAGCTTTATTCTGCAATTCTGCTGAAATTATCACTGGAATATTACTATTCTCTTTCTGTCTTTTTTCTAATACTTTTTCAACGCTATCTAAACCTTTCTGTAATTCCATTACTTTATTATTTAGTTCTTGACCATGTAAAATCCACTTTTGCTCACTCTTACTTCCCCCTGCTTCAACCAACCTATCGTCTATCGTTCTTTTAGCAAACAATTTAACTGGTAGGTTTCTTTTTCCCATCAAGCTCCCCCCTATTTTTTTAGTATATTTCTAATCTGTCTTAATGATAAATTTATCGCCTTGTGAATTTTCATTTGAGCTACTCCGTTATCATTCATGAATTTTACAACGGACTCGAGTTCGCTTATATTATGATATTTAAATAAATATATCTCATATATCAAATCTTGATATTCTATCTGTTGTTTATCATTTATAATTGTTTTTTTCATACAGTTAATGCAGATATTTTTTATATCAGCTGGTGAACATCCTTCTAGTAATGCCTGTATATTATTGAATAGTTTAGTATTATCTTGAAAATCATACATCATATTACCTAAAAATCTCTTTATAAGTTCATTAATTTCATTTTCTGCTGGTACAGGCACTTCTATTACAGTGGAGAATCTCCTCCAAATCGCTGAATCTAATAAATCAGGGTGATTTGTTGCTGCAATTAGAATATTGTTATTGTTAAATTCATCAATATTTTGTAGTAATGTATTAACAACTCTTTTCAATTCTCCCAATTCGTGTTTATCATCTCTTGCTTTAGCTATTGCGTCAAATTCATCTAAAAATAATATACACGGTTGTTTAGATGAAAATTCAAATATTCTCCTTATATTCTTAGCAGTACTCCCCAATAATGATGAAATTAGAGAATCTAACCTAGCTGTCACTAAAGGTAATTCCATTTTTTCAGATATATACTTTGCAATACTTGTTTTTCCACCACCAGGTACACCATAGAGTAATAAAGAATGTGGTGATTCTATTCCAAAGCTGTATAGCTTTTCTTTATTCTTTGCCATTGCAATGAACTGATCAATCTCTTTAGTTAAGTTGTATGAAAAAATTAAGCTTTGGAAGTTTCCCGATGGAACCTCTACGTCTAAAATATCCATTCTACTCTCTTTATCTACTGGCTTAGATAATAAATCATCTAAATACACCGGATGAATATCTTTATCCCCTATCATCTTTCTAATTTTTCTAGCTACTAACACTTCTCCTTCTTGTTCTAAATTATTAGCTAGAACCTTTGCATATGATATTACTTTCTGTTTGTCATTATTAAGACTACCTTCTATAATTTTAATAATTTCTGTATTCACTTAAAACACCTCCTACTGGTAGAATTATATCATAATTCGTTATCAATAGTAAGTATTTTGTTATCATATAGTCCTTTTTCGTTATCTAATAGGTATTATTCATCAGTTTTATATTAGAATATTTCATACTATTTTATCACCTTAGCATCCGATTTAATAAGAATAGTCATTAACTTATGTCTAGTTACCCCAAGTTTTTTTGATATTTAATTATTTTATATACTTGAATTCATCTACATTTATTTTCTATAAATATGCGTTTATAGACATAGCTATAATAACTCTCTTTCAATGTTCACCCGTTCCTCACCTAATTCAAGTCACTTACTTATTATTTCAGAACTATTTGTCGAATATTAAAGTTTATTTTCGACTCGATACTTCCATTCTAATTACCACAAGGTCAGTATTATACATGCTACGCTCCCGGTGAAGGGATGTGATGCTCTGACCTGTCCCCCATAACGTACACTTTTGCACCTACTTTAAACATAATGTGATGTTGCATCTCGTATAAGCTAAATTGATACCGCTTAAAGTAATAATTGGTTCCCACTAGTAATAATTACTTGTTGTGAGATTAATTTTAATAATTCAACATCAAAATCAAGATTTTCAGCTTCTTTAGAAAACGGAAGAATCAATTCAACTGTATCCTCCTGACTTAGTGCTTTAGTGTGGACAATCTTACATCTAATATCATAAATCCTTTCCTTTAAATTGTTTATTATTTCAGTATCATCTTGGTTAACAGTTAGTTTTGCATTAGAAAGTTTCTTAGCAATATTTCCTTGTTCATTCTTCAATGAAAAAAAATCTTCTTTCTTAGAACTACTTTTTAAAAAGTCACGAATTTCATCAGGATTAATACATTCCTTTAAAGTCGATAGCAGCTGAGTTCTTTCATTTGCAAATCCTTTCCCTCCCAACTTTGTTCTAATAGAAACAATTACTTTAGACAAATCTGCTTCATTGTGTTCATTAAAAGTGGGATTCATCAACATATTTTTTAGTGTTTTTTTAGCTTCTATGTCTGAGTACAATGGAAAATAATATTCTATAGATTGATAATATGCTAGATATTGTAATAATGGCATCCTACGAGCACTTCTTGCATACCAGTATAATGAAAGTGCTTCACTGTTATATTGAATTTTCGGGAATTTAAGCTCTTCAACGTTTACTTCTTTAAAATACCTCCCACCAGCCATGCCACTGTTTTGTTTAGAAAGAATAATAGGCAACTTATACCTTAATTCAATTTGAAAAAATAATGAATCAGTAACTTTTTTAAGTATATCCAATGCCTTATTATGTTGCTTAATATTTAAACCACTAAGTTTAATAGAAATAAAATTCCTTCTAATCTGCGAATGAAAAATAACACCTAATTCTTTAGATACCTTTCCAATTTCTAGAGCTAAATTACCAATATCAGTTTCCTGAACTATCCTAATCTTCTCATCAGTTGATTCATAATTATCAAAAAGTTTTCTTAGAAGAAGATGATATGGTAAATGAATTGGTTCAAATATTGCTTCAATGGTCCCCTTCTCATATGAGCATATTGCTAAATAATCTTGTAGTACAACATATTTACTAAAATCAATTTCTAATACATTTAAAGCATACTTCATATTATCTATTAATATTTTATACTTACTCCTACCAGAGCTCAACATGATTATAAAATTACTGTTTACATAAGAGTATTCAATACTTGATTCTTTACATTTTTCGATTAATTGATTTATTACCTCTTCACTTATGACAGAACTAGTAACTATTTCTTCATCTTGAAAAATATCAAGTGAGTTCAT